CCTCAGTGTTGCAGAAAACGGACATCACGGGGACCGCCTCCCTGTCCTCAGTGTTGCAGAAAACGGACATCACGGGGACCGCCTCTCTGTCCTCAGTGTTGCAGAAAACGCAGGCGCTGCTAACAACACTGTCTTCCGCACTACAGAAGGCAGGTGTGACCAACACTACGGAACTGAGCGCTGTGTTGCTGAAGTTGATGGAGGTTAGTTCGACCTTATCAGCCGTTCTGCAGAAGAATGTCACTGTTGGGGCAACGCTTAACGCATATTTGAGTGACGGGGGGGATGGTCCATCCACTCTGACCGCCTCCCTGTCCTCAGTTTTGCAGAAAACGGACATCACGGGGACCGCCTCCCTGTCCTCAGTGCTCCAGAAGCTGCTGGATGTTAATGTAACCCTGTCCTCAGTTTTGCAAAAGGGGGTGACGACTGGTCCAACTATGTCAGCCACTCTGAGGGGGGCTCAGACTCTGGAGGCCTCTCTGTCCTCAGTTTTGCAGAAAACGGACATCACGGGGACCGCCTCTCTGTCCTCAGTTTTGTCGAAGGGGATGACAGGGGGCGTTAGTTTAATATCTGTCCTCAGGAAGGCTGTAGGGCTGACATTATCGGTTGGTGCCACCCTGCATAAGGCTGGGGAGTCTGCCACAGCGTCGCTAAGCGCTTACCTTAGCGCTGATGGCACTTTCTTTACACCAGATGTTATGGTATATGTAAGTGAACCAATAACCTCAATAACGGTACAGTAATATGGTCGCTACAGTATTAATCCACGAAAAAAATGGTGCTGGGGAAACCGACACTGACAAGACATCCGGTACGATCAGGTACCGGTCGAATGACAGCGCGGCCACCGACGCCAGCAACCCCATTGATATCCCCGGTGCGGGTGAGCAGATGAGCTATGAGAAATGGCTGCGTCTGAGTGTGACCGTTGCCCCGGACAACAACATCACGAACGTTGAGGCGTACACGGATGGGGCCAACGGTATGGGCACCGGTGTAGCGGCTTACTACAGGGTTGTGGGGAGCTACGCAACGCCTGCGGAACCTGCCGATAACGATGGTTTGACAGATTTGTTTTCCGCAACGTCAGGTAGCCCGATTGACCTGGAGGTAACCAACACTGGCCCGTTCACAGGGACGGGTGATATAGCTGACTACCTTGTGACCACACTTGGCGTGTCCAGCACTGCGACACAGGGTAATACCGGATCGGAGACATTGACCTTTGCCTATGACGAAAGCTGATTTCAGTACGCATCCGCTTAATTTCGATATAGACCAGTCTAACCGTGTCGCTACAGGTTTCCTTGGCACGGTCCGGGTCATTGAAGAGCGGGGGAGACTATTCCAGAGGCGGGCTGTTAAACTCGACCTGTCTGGTGGATCAACCACTACGGACACTGTGCTCATCGCGGAATTAGATGGCGTTAAGGTGTATGTGCATGGAGCGGACATTGTGATTACACGGCATGAGTTGAAGTTATGATGATCGTTTACCATGATGGCAAGACTATACCAACGGTCAGTTTCAAGGACCCGGAAGATGCTTTGAGTTATGGTTTCACATGGAATCTGCCTGAAGGTGTCACGATAACCTCCAGTGCATGGTTGATTAACGACACATCTGCGTCTGACAGTGATGTTGTGGATGGTCTCAGGATGGACTCATCGTCCTATTCAGATTCCGTCACCGCAATCAGTCTGAGTCTCGGTACGGCTGGCACTAAGGATGATCCAACGGTGTACAAGGTCACTAATCGTCGCGGAACCAGTAACGGTGGTTCTCTTGACAGATCGTTTTACTTACCTGTGGTTGACTTCCTGTGACCAGCCCCATACCCTTGCATTTACTTGCTACAGATGACGCGATAAGGTCATGCGGGGTTAGTAAGCGGACGTTCGAAACGTGGAACGTCCCCGTTACATTCAAGTACATGGGCCGGAATTATTACGCAGTCAAGGAAATCCTTGGGGCAGTCAAGGCCCTTAGTGAATCATCAGAACTTGCTGTGAGGAAGCTTGAGGTTGACGTTAAGGTGCAGGAGCTCAAGGCTGAGCAGATGGAACTTAAGCTTAGTAAAGACAGGGCTGAGGTGGTGCCGGTGACGCTGCTTGGTGAGATATTAACTGAGGTAGCAAGCCAGATGGCGCCGATGCTTGAACCAATCCACATTCGGGTCAAGCAACGTCACCCTTCGCTACCGGCTTCAGCAGTAGATCAAATCAAGCTGGAGGTGGTTAAGGCGATGAACCTTCTGGCTGAGGTTGATAAGCATGTTAAATCGTTTGTTGATAATTATTGTGAGGGTGAATTATGAAAAAGATTAGTAAAGCGGATGCGATAGAGGCGGGTCTGCACTTTTATTTCACAGGTAACCCATGCGTCTATGGGCATGTGGATGCCCGTTACACCAACAACGGACATTGTGTGCGATGCGTTAAGAATCGGTCGTACATGTCAAGACGGGGTGGCAATATAAAGCTGGGTGAGTTGTCCAGGAGGAATCGGTTACTGTACGAGGCTGAGGTCAGACGCATCGAAAAGTCTGCGTTAAGTTACGATTAACGGTGAGTTTATTAAGCAAGCTTACGGACCATCAGTCGCGCAAGGTCCTAAGCACAATAGCCAGGTCACTTGGGGTGTTCCGCAGACCAGAGCCGCTAGTGCTCTCGGAATGGATGGACATGCATTTCAAGCTATCCTCAGAGTGCTCTAACGATTATGCGCCATGGGTCACATGCCCTTACCAGGTATTTATCGCTAATATAATTTCGAATGATGACATACCTGTGATCAATGTGATGAAGTCGGCGCGTGTCGGTTACTCTCAAATTGTCAGGGGTGCTGTTGGGTACCTTGCTGAACACAAGAAACGGAACCAAATTATATATAGCCAGAAGGACAGTGACGCAGACACGTTTATGAAAAATTACATCGAGAGTATGGTCAGGGACTGCCGGGTGATGCACCCTATATCCCCGTGGCTCAACAAGCGTCACCGTGATTCAACTCTCGATATGAAACGATTCTCTAACGGCAAGATGGTTCATTCTCTTGGCGGAAACACTGCCAAGAATTACCGTGAGAAGACGGTTGACGCTGTGTTCTATGAAGAGTTGTCCGCATTCCCGGAAGATATCGACGGCGAGGGCAGCCCCCCGTCACTTGGTGACATGCGGACGTTTGCTTCATGCTTCCCGAAGTCTGTACGTGGGGCTACGCCCCGATCACTGCCCGGCTGCATTATATCTAACCTGTCGAGCACCTGCGATACGTTATTTAAGTGTAACGTACCCTGCCCTAAGTGTGATGAGTTTCAGGATTTAGAATTCGGCACAGACTTGATTCAGGGCCTCAAATGGTCGGGTAATGATAAGTTCCCAAGTGATGCTGAGTTCTTCAAAACCCATCGTATAGGTTATCGGTGCCGGTATTGTTGCGAACTCAGCTCACAGGAAGACTGGAATAACAGGCAGGCAGAATGCGTATGGAAATGCGAGCGGACAGGTGTTAGCAGTAAGGATGGTATACAGTTTCTGGACGGTGACGGGTTGGAGATTGACCCACCGTCAGAGATTGGGCTACACATATGGGTTGGGTACTCCCCGTATGTAACATGGGAGAACATCAGGACCAAATGGGTTGGGATTAAGGGCGACCGGGCCAAACTTAAGTCGTTCGTTAATACGGTTCTTGGTGAACCATGGAGTGATTTTACAACTGAGGAGACTAACGCCGACATCATGCTTCGGCGACGGGAGAACTACCCTGCCAAATGCCCCCGAAGCGCAGGTGTGATCACAATGGCAGTGGACACTCAGGACAACAGGCTTGAATATGAGATAACGTTGTGGGTGGATGATGAGGAGAGCTATTCGCTGCGGTATGGTAAATTGATGGGGGATCCGGGTAAGATTGACTTATGGAACGATCTTGAGAGAGTTGTCACCACGCCGATACTTAACCCGGACGGCAATGGTATGGATGTGAGTATAGTTGTGATCGACTCCAAAGGTCACTATACTGATGAGGTGTATAAATTTTGCGCCCGGAGACCATTACGGTACTTCCCGTTGAATGGTTTATCAACTCCGGGCAAGCCGATAGTTAACTTCAACCCTAAACCACTCCGTCACGGTTGCTATTTGGTTGGTGTCGGTACGGATACCGCTAAGGAAGTTGTGTCAGCAAGGCTACCGATGGTTGGTGACGGTCCCGGCGTAATCCACCATCCAGTTAGCGATGAGTACGACTTGGTTTATTTTGAAGGAGTCCTTTCGGAACGTGCTTACCGAAAGTTAGTTAAAGGCCGGTGGGTCATCGCATGGGATGCACAGGGGAGAGCTAACGAACCGTTTGACCTGAAGGTGTACAATCTGGTTGCCATCAGGTTGCGTCAATTGGTATTTGGGTATGATCCTGCTAATAAGCCCAAAGTTAAGAAGGCCCCTTCCGGTGGGGTCCAGATCGTCAAGACTGAGAGTAAGCTGGTATGAGTTACGATGTTGCTAAAATTCAGGAAATGATCGACGCTTACGTAGCGGCTGAGTTAGCGGTCCTGTCTGGTAAATCATGGGCATGGAAGGGCCGTATGTTCACATCAGAGGATTTACCGGAAATCAAAAGAGGTCGGGCCGAATGGGAACGGATGTTAATAACGTCCCAGTCTTCAGGGGGGGTTAAAAAGTTTGTCCAAATTACGTGCAGTGATTAAAGCTATAGCCACTAGGATTGTGGGCGATTACAATGTGAACACAATGACCACGAGGGAGCGTCGCCGGGCTGATAACAGGCCAGCCAGCCAGTTAATCTGGCCGTCCCACCTCAATGCTAAAGGTATCGCAAGGTATCTTGACCAGAATCATGACCTCGCTAAAGGTGTTCTGGATGTGATTGAGGCTCAGATGCTGGGTGCTAATGGTCTGATGGTCGATCACCAGCCATTGCGGGATGATGGGAGCATTCATGCAGAATTTGCAGAGGAGCTGGAGTACTGGCATAAGAAATGGGAAGAGTCACCTGAGGTAAGTGGAGAATATAGCTGGGCTGGGCTCCAGCGTATATTAGCGAGGACCTTGTACAGGGATGGTGAATACCTGATCAAGGACATTTACACACCCCGGTTTAAGCACCGGTACGGGATACCTTATTCAATAGAGGCGCTTGAGACGGACTATCTTGCCTCTGACTACAATGACCCTGATAACATGTTATATCAGGGGATCAAGTTCAACGAGTGGTGGCAGCCGGTGACCTACTACCTGCGTGATCATCCAGAGAACGGTCATTATCAAATGAATGAGCCAAGGCAGGTGTCCGCTAAGTTCATCCGTCACGCCAAACTCACCGACAGGTTGAGGCAACCACGTGGCATTAGTGTATTTGCATCAACGTTCCGGCGATTCAATGACCTCATGGACTACGAGGACTCGGAACGGATTGCGGCTAAAGTTGCGTCAAACATGGTGATGTACCTAAGGCGTGATCCGACCATGCTGGGTCACTCTTTTGAGTCGGACCCAAACAGAACCTTCGAAGTCTCTCCGGGTATATTATGGGACAATCTGACCCCAGGTGAGGAGCCGGTGATGATGGATTCAAACCGGCCTAACATTAACCTTGAGGCATACCGGAACTCCCAATTGAAGGGTGCCGCCGCTGGGAGTAAAACCAGCCAGTCATCCATAGCGAAGACTTACGACGGCACTTATTCAGGTCAACGGCAGGAGTTAATAGAGCAATACGCTGTGTATGGTGTCATGGCCACCCATTTCGGTTGGTCAACGGTACTCCCTATTAAACGTCGGGTCACAGAGGCAATTATATTAAGTGGTAAAGTTAAGGTTCCACCTGGGATCAGGGAAGATAGTGTATTCGACATGGTTTGCCATCAGCCAACTCCACCCTGGATTGATCCGGGGAAAGAATCGGCGGCGTTGGTGGCGTTGAAGGATGCCGGGTTAGCGAGTCCACAGGAAATTATCCGTAAGCGGGGGCGCAACCCTCGTGAAGTTAAACGGGAGATTGACGAATGGGGAAAACGAAATGAAGAAGAAAGTTAAGCAACCTTATCAGATAGTTAAGGGGCAGGGCTCTCCCGATCAGGTTTTGTTATTTGGTGTGATCGGCTGGGATGTTGACGATACGAATTTTGTGCGTGATATATCCGGTCTGGGTGACTTCGAGCTAATAATTAATTCTGAGGGAGGCTCGGTAACGGCGGGCATCTCTATATTTAACACAATTCGCGCACATCCGGGCAGGGTCACGGGGATCGTTAACGGCGCTGCGTTCAGTATGGCAAGCTACATATTGCAGGCGTGTGACCATCGTCTCGTTTATAGCAACAGTCTTCTTATGATCCATAACCCCTTCGCTATTGGCCTCACCGCAGATGCAGAGGAATTGAGGAGATACGCTGATCTGTTAGATACCTATGCGGCAGCTGTGCTGAATGGGTATGCTGATGGAAGTGGGCTGGATAGCTCGGAAATCAAGCGAATAATGGACGAAGAAACTTTTTATGTGGGTCAGGAAATCATTGACAACGGTTTTGCTGACGATATGATTAATGGTAATGCGGATATTTCTGGTATACTTGAGGGTATGAGGAATGAGTTCCGCTCTCTAATTGAGGAGAAGGTATATATGCAACGAACAACCACACCTGAAATTAAGGGTGAGTCCGTGACACTTGAAATTGAGGGTGAGTCCGTGACACCTGAAATTAAGGGTCAGTCCGTGACACCTGAAATTAAGGGTCAGTCCGTGACACCTGACGTAATGGCAATGAACAACGCGCGTGTGGCGGACATTCGCGCTGCATTCAAACCGTTTAGTGAGCATAACGACCTGTTGATTGACTGTATAGCAGATCATAATTGCTCTGTAGCCATGGCGCAGAGTAAGTTACTTGCTAAGATTGGGGAAGGTTCTCCTCAGAGAGCGCAATTGGGCACATCTGTTACCGTTGATAATTACGGTGCGGTTAATTCCAGGGTGGCCATGGATGTTGCCCTGTGCAAAAGGGCTGGTCTGGAATTAAGTGATTCTGATAAGCCTAAGTTGCAGGGTAACCCGTTTTTGAGCTATTCGCTGTTTGACATGGCGAGGGCATCCATGGAATATCATGGTCAGTCTACTCATGGATTGAGTCGGATGCAGATTGTTGGTTCCGCAATTACCCACACCAGCTCAGATTACCCTAACCTATTGAGTAACCTTGCCAACAAGGCGTTAATGGCAGGTTATGCGGAAGCGCCTAAGAGATGGCGGTCCCTTGCGAAGGTCGGGAGCGCATCTGACTACAAGCCGAACACAAGGATTCAGCTAGGAACCTTCAATGAGCTGAAGAGCCTTGGTGACGGTGGGGCCTACACTTACGGTGTAATGCCTGCTGAGAGGGCTGAAACGGTGCAGGTCGGCACCAAGGGTTTGGCAATCGGCTATAGTCGCCAGATGATCATTAACGATGATCTGAATGGACTTGTTAACCTTGCCTCTGGTATGGGTAGAGCGGCGGCCAGACAGATTGAAATTGATTTCTTCACGCTATTCAACTCTAACCCAACGATGGGCGACGGTGTGGCTCTATGGGCAACTGCCCGTGGTAACTATACCACTTCGTCCGGTACAGCTCTATCGCTAACGTCCCTCAAGGTCGCTGATGCGATATTCGATAAGTTGACCGACCTTAGCGGTAACTACATCGCACTTGAGGGCGGATTACTTGTAGTACCATCTGAGCTGAAGTTACTGGCGAGGGAGATTCTACAATCTGTCACAGACTGGACCGGATCTAACTCAAGGAAGAAGAACGTCCTTGAGAATGCTTACGAGGTGGTGGACTCGCCCTACTTAAGTAAAACCAGCATCAGTGGTTCCGCCACCGCATGGTATCTGTTACCAAGGGTGAATGAGGCCCCCGCCTTTGAGGTGACATTCCTCGATGGTAACATGGAACCATATCTGGAGACGGCCCAGGAGTTCGATGTCGATGGCTTTAAGACAAAGGTCCGGTATGACTATGGCGTTGGTGCCATTGATTACATGGCATACAAGAATGATGGAGCGTAATTCATAATGGCTACTAATCTAATTCAGGCGGACGTTAGCCGCATTAAGTATACTAACGCTGGGTCAGCAATTGCGGCGAACGATGTGGTTATCGTTGAGAATCTGGTCTGTGTCGCACTGGTTGATATCGCCACAAATGCGACGGGCGATTTAGCTACCTCGGGTGTGTGGGAGTTACCGAAGGTGACCGCAGCTAATATCACAGCTGGTCAAATGGTGATGTGGGACGTGTCGGTAGGCAAATTCGATGACTCTCTGGCCGCCCCAGCCACGGGTGACGTGACTGACAATTGCGTTGCGTGGGAGGATGCCGGTACATCGGCAACGACCGTCAAAGTCGCGATTAATGTACCTGTAGGCACGGTCGCTTAATGTTCAGTGGTGGTACAGAAACGAAGATGCTCAACGCACTCGGCGGGGTGACCGCTTGGGTGAGTGGGCAGTTAATCACCATGGTGGTTGACACAATGGTACCAAGGATCAGGGACGGCGCCGAGATAACAAACGCCATCGAGCTGACATTGATAGACTCTCAGCACGTCGGCAGGGAGAATGATGTGATCACCACCGCAACAATGAATTATGTAATCGATTATCCCATAGAAGGGGACGGTTATCTAACGACGTATAAAGCCCATGCCCAGACGTAACTTTTCTGAACGGAACGCCGCCTCATTGCGACGACTTACTGCTGGTTACATGAGGGCTGTGGAAAGCGCTTCTGTGAAGGCGGCCAATGCTGTCATGCTGGACGCACGGAACCGGATTAGGAAACGGGTGGGCGAAGCTTCCGGGTTAACCAAGGCCCGCGTTAAAAAACGCATCTTCCATCGTAGAGCAACAATTGAAAATCAGGTTGTCAAGATGGTTGGTTATCGCAAGTCAGTCTCCCTCATATCAGCTCTGCCCAGCTCAGTGGTGAGTAGCTGGAAGTCGCAATGGAGAGCCGGGGTACCATGGAGGTACAACCTTACAGGATCATCCGCACCTGTGATCAAGCACGGAAGACTTTCGTACCCCGGAGCATTCGTAGGCCGTGGTCCCAACGGTCATGAGCAGGTGTTCAAACGGACTGGCGTGGTCAAGACTGTAATCAGGGATGGGCGACCAAGGCGGGCTGAAGCGATAAAGCGGGTTACGATTGACATGGGTAAAATCATTACGGAACTGCAACCTAAGATCATGGGGCGAGTGATTCGCAATAATTTAGCGGATAAGTTCAGGGAGATATTAGCGCGTGAGCAGGAGTGATATAAGGCAATTGGCGCTGGACACGGTGGAGTCACACTTCCCCGCATTGTCCGGCAGCGTTAGTAAGTCCCGGCGACCTGATAACCGGACTGTGACTTCACCAAGATGTAATGTGTATCTCGTTGGGGAGGGACCCGACTCGATCAGTTTATCAACAAGTCTCATGGAATCGTCTCTAATCCTTGAGTTCCATGAGGATGGTGCTACGGATGATGAACTGGACGCTTACGGATCCATCATACCCGTACTTCGGGAAACATTGTCTGTACAGGGTTACGCATGTGGGTATAATGGGTCCGAATACGTTGACGGAGAAGACACCGTGACGTTCGAATTTCAAGTTAAATACGAGGTTTAAAGACAATGGCTGAAAATTTTTGGAGTAACGTTACGGTTAAGATGGCATCCGCCTTCGCGACACCAATCGCTCTGACCGGGATCACGAAGGCGGACCCCGGCGAAGCCAGTCACGCTGGTTCTGACCCATCGGACGGCGATTATGTACTAATAACTGCCGATGGTATGATTAGTGTTGATGACCGGGTATTCAGGGTTGACAACCAAGCCGCAGGAACGTTCGAGCTGGAGGCGGAAGACACCACCAATTATGAGGTGTTCACCGCAGGCACGTTTAGTGTCATCACGTTCGGCCACAATTTTGGAACATTCCGGGAAGTTAACGCCTCTGGCGGTGAAGCTAACTTCGAGGACACCAGCACGATCCACACGTCACAGCAGACGCAGGCACCTGTCAGCCAAACACCGTTCACCATTCAGTTCACGTCAAAATGGGACGTGGCTGATTCGGCGTTGGTGGCTGCTAAGGTGTACTCTGACGCTAAGACGCAGACTGCATTCATGGTGCAGTTCGCAACGGGTCAGAGGATGTTGTGCTACGGTTATATCAACACAGGGTTGATTCCGGGTGGATCGGCGCAAGGTCTGGTGACCACACCAGTGACATTAACGGTGAGTACTGCAATCACTACTTACACCACTTAATTTTTATAAAGGAGGGTATATGAAGAAAGTTGAATCGACAGATGTTTGGGGGGACCTTTACATCAGGCCCCTGAAGGTTTCAGGGAAGCTTCGGATGATGGACGCACTGTCGGATGATGGACGCAAATATGAATATGTGTGCGACCTCCTCATGGAGAGTGTGTTCATTAAGGGTGAGGTGACTGACCCCCGGCGGGTCATGGTTAACGAAGAAGCTTACGTTAGGTTCAGGACCACCGAACAATGGGACGATGACGTAGATAACGTCCCAGCCATAATGGACCTGTTCTTCGAGGTTATGGCGGGGATCAACAACACTGAAAAAAAGTAGATGACCCCTGTGTTCAATTCGATTTACTTATGTGCAGGACGTTCGGTTACCAGAGCATAGCTGATCTGTATAATGGCATGGATGCCAGCGCCTATGAATTATTTAAGGAGGATTACATGAGGGCACCTTGGGGAGACGTAAGATCGGATATCAATCAGGCTATCCAAACGTCATCATTAGTTAACGTCCACATCCCTAAGAATTCCAGTCGGGTCACCCCATCTGACTTCATCCCATTTTCACCACGTTCTTACCAATCCGCAGACGATGCGTTAGATTGGGTCAGGAGTCTTAATAATGGCGGGTAGCCGTGTTATCGAAAGGTTGGTCACAGAGTACGCGATTCAGATTGACAGGGCATTGGCTGATCTGAGGCGCATGGAAGCTGCGCTCGCCTCAACGGGCAGGAGTTCTGACGCTTCATCCAATCGCATTCAGGAGTTGGAGAGGGAATTCACCAGACTCCAGAGGGAACTCGCTGGTTCCAGACGGGGCGTTGACGATTTGACCGGAAGGTTGGATGAACTTGGTAACAGTTCGGTTAACTTGGGTGGTGGACTAAGGGTTAGTCGTGAAGAACTCAGGAGAATGCTCAATGAGATGAACCGTGGCGGGCGACGCTCTCGGGGGTTCAGGGAAGATTTGAATAACGCACGACGTTCAGCCAGCCTGTTCGGGACTGATGTGCGTGGACTTCGCGGGGTCATGCAGGGATTCGGGTACCAGATACAGGATGTGACCGTGCAGTTAGCGGGTGGGCAAAACATGATGCTGGTGTTTGCCCAACAGGGGAGTCAGATGGCCAGCCTGTTTGGTCCGGGTGGGGCCGTGCTGGGATCAGTGCTGGCGATTGCTGGCGCCCTCGGTTTAGTGTTCCTCCCCGACCTCTTCAAAAGCACCTCTGCTTTGGAAGACTTCAATAAGACCATAGAGGAGGTCAGGGAGACAATCGGTGACGATAACGCTGGTGTCAGGAAGCTAACCGATGAGATGAAGGAGTTGGCCCAAGCTTCCCTCAACGCCGCCGAGTTGAGGCTATTGTCCGCTATCGACAAGCAGCTTGACGCTTCCGGGGAGGCTATTGAGACGTTCGGGGAAGTTCTGGACGAGGCCATTGGCGGGTTCCTAACAACAGGGTTCGGTGACTTTAACGATGTGGTGCCGAAGATAAAGGAGGTTGAGGAGGCGTTCGGCGACCTTGAACGGGCTTCGAGGTTCGAAAAGTTCAGTACCACATTCGGGACTGTTTTAGAGGAAGGGTTGGCTCATTTACTGAATCTGACGATAATCCCGGTCTCCGATAACGTCACCACGTTCGCTTTGCCGATACGGAAGGCTCTCGCTAAATTACAGGACGAATTCGACCTGTCCCGAAAGCAGGCTTTGGAATTCCTGAACATAATCAAGAACGTGCGCCTTGCTGGCACCGTCGGTGAACTGAAGGCTGCTCGTGAAGAGCTGGCCGCGTTCGGTATCGCAACCCAATCGAAGACCACGTTCAGGCCGTTTATCGCCAGACTGAATGATGCTATAACAAGGGTGCTGGTGGCGCGTGATGAAGTGGGCAGGCTGCGGGGCGATCTGGACAGATTCAGGGATGGCGATTTCCCATTGCAGACTGGTAAGGAGAAACGGCTTGAGGACAGTCTGGATAAATTGACCGCCGCATCGTCGGCTGTCGCTAAAGCTGAGATATTGATGAGGGACGCCAGGGGTGTTGTGAATGAGGCGGTCCGGGCTGGGTTAAGGTCGCCTGAGGAGGGGGCTAAAATACTGGAGGATTACGCAGACAGCCTTAGCGAGTCAGCTAAAAATGCTGAAAAGGATGCTGCCATCATAGGGCGACTTCAGGGACGGGTTTCCAGACTTAGCTCCGTGTTTGCTGAATACACCAGCACTGAACGCACGTTAAATGAGATCCTTGAGCGTGGTAACGTAACCAAGACTAAATACGCACAAATATTATCTGGCATCGCCGATAATTACGATGAGGCGTTAGGGAAGATTTTCAAGTTCTCCGGCGACACATCGCAGCTTGAGGAGAGCCTGAAGAAATACACCGACCTTATTAATGAACACCTGTCTGGAGGATTGATTAACCCCAATCAGGCAAAGGTTGCGTTCCGGGTGCTCGAAGATGGGTTTAATAAAGCCGCATCGGATCTTGCTAAAAACAAAGCGGGACCGGATGCGGCTGTTCTGGACAACCTGCGTGGCAAAATGTCCGCGCTGGTCAAGGTGTTCAGCGCTTACTCAGACGCTGAGCGCAAGCTTATCCCCATCATGGACCGTGGTAATGCGACTAGGGAAGATTATTCACAGATACTTCAGGGGATCGTTGCCGGGTACAATGACATGCTGCGCAGTGTGTTCAAGTTCTCCGGCAACCCGTTCGCATTTGAGGACCAATTCAAGGAGCATCTGAACAACATTAACCGTGAGTTGGCTGAGGGGTTAATTAACCCATTTCAGGCTGGGGTAGCGACCAAATCACTTACCTCGGAGTTTACTGAGGCCATCGGTAACTACGCCAAATCAACGAACGCCGTGACCGTGGCAATGGAGGAGTACGAAGGTGCCCGGAGATTAGCCACAATTGCTGAGCGACTTGGGTTAGATAGCGCCCGCGATTTGGCACTGAACGCACGTAAACTTGGTGAATCGCTGGACGAGGTTAAGACCGCTAATCTCGAATTACTTAAACTGGAGTCCCCGTTCGACATCGTTGCGCAGGGAGCACATGCCACGTTCACTGACGTGAGCGATGTGATCAATGTGTTCGGTGGTCTGGCTAAGGCCGGTAGCGGTGCTTACGAAGAGATTGACCGCGCATCCAAGCTGGTTAACGCTGGGATGCGGCTTACGGAAGCGATTATCGTGGCCTCCACCGGGAACATACTGGCTGCCATCAGCGCTGTGGTGATAGCGGCCCAGTCATTCGGTCTGTTCGACGGGGGTGGGGGAGGTAATCGCAAGTTAGAACTGGCCCTGTCCGTTGGTGCCGGTGCAGGAGGTGTATTTGGTGATAACTCAGCCGTTGCTGAATCAATCGCCAACAGCACTGAGTTAACTGCGTCTGCTACTAAGGAACTTGTGTCCATTAACACAGACTTACGGGATGTTTTCAGAGACCTTGGTGGCGGTATCACAGGACTCAGTTCAACCCTGCTCAGATCGTTTTCTGAGGGTAGTGGCATCACGTCACGAGGTGTTGATGCTGGTCCGGGGCCACTTGATCATTTCTCCAGCCGTATCATACTGCCCGGTGTGGGTGACACTATATCCACGATGCTTGATCATTTCTCCAGCCGTATCATACTACCGTTCATCGACATCGTTTTACCCGGTCTGGGCGACGTTGTAGACAAGCTGATTGGCGGCAGTGTCGAGGCTCGCGGGTTTGGTGTGAAGATCGATCAGCAGGCTTTCGACACTGCCATCAACGATGCTCTGGCCAGATCGTTTCAGGTATTCCGGGTTAACCCCGGACCATTCGGCGGTGGATCGAAGACCAGGGTTAAGGAGGGCGACCTCGATCCAGAATCCGTGGCTGAAATTCAGGGTGTATTCGCCCTCATTGGCGACGCAATCAAGGAGGGTGCGGGGATACTCGGCGCATCCGTCGATTTCACAGAAGTTATTTTGGCAGAAGCGTTCGTTGACCTTAAAGGTAAGACGCTTGATGAACAGCGGCAGGCTATTGAGGATTACTTCAGTGGTGTGTTCGGGTCAGTTAGTGGTGAGCTGTTACCATTCCTGAACGAATTGAAAATCTCCGGGGAGACCGCCGGGGATACCCTGACACGGTTAGCTACCACAGTGCAGGTAGTTGCAGATGTTGCTAACAAGCTTGGTGTGACCATTAGCGAACTGGCACCACAAATTAATGCTGCGGACGTTGGGTTGCTGGGGTTTCGTCAGACATTCGTTGATGCTGCGGGGGGTGTGTCTGAACTGGCCCGGAATACCTCCAGATTCATCGATGAGTTTCATTCAGAAGGGCGCCGGTTTGAGATTGTTAGCGAAGGTTTCTCGAACGTTCTCAGCGATCTTACAGGAGGTTCATTACCTGACGGTCGTGCATCGTTCGTGGCACTGGTCGAAAGCCTCGACCTGACTAGTGAATCGTCTGCTAAGGCGGCTGGGCAGTTAACCGCTAATTTCGATCTTGCTGACCAGTACTTCGACCTTCTGGAAGAAAGGCAGGAGGGTGTGACTAAGGCGCTTGAGGAGGCTAACGAACGTTTGGGGAACGCGGTCCTTGGGACAGCTAATCTATTGGCGAATTCGTTTCGGGCACCAGAGGCGGCCATAACTCTGTTTAGCGATAAGTTACGCACCGCAATTGGGTCATTCGCCACAGCTATCGACATAGAGGGTGTCATTAGTGGCACCCGCGATGAGTTTGTGGAATTCTTTAACTCCATCAACATAATTCCGAAAGGTTCGGTCGAAGAGGTCGCTAACTTCAGCGATGCTATGAACACAATGTTGGTGACTGCAGATGCGTTCTTTAATCTTGTCGAAGACCGCTCGTCAACCCTCGACATCGAGAACCAGTTCGAAGGGCTAGCTAAGGGCATCGGTCGGCGTTTGCTGGCCGTGACTGGCGACACCACTGGGTTTGACCGGCGTGAAGAGTTGGCGGGTATTGATGCGCTGGACGACATCCCCGAAAGGTTCCGCAACGTTCTGAAAGGGATGCTGGACCGGTTGTTCGACGCCGAAGACGAAGCGGTACGTGCCCAGAGGGACGCTAACGCAGAGCTGATCAGGGCCGAGCAGTTACTTGGTCACGAACGCAGAATCCTGCAGGAGCGTGGCAATGAGGCGTTGCTGAGGGAGTTTGAGCGTGGTCAGGACCTGACATCAATTGATCAGCTGGACGGGGTTAGCGATGGCATCAAGGATTTGCTCAAGGATTCCTTACAGGCTGTGTTCGACGTTGAGGACGAGGTGCGCAGAGTCAACGAGGCGGAGCGGTTGCGTACAGCTCTGCTATCCATGGAAGGAGATTTACTGGACGCTCAGGGGAGATCATATGAGGCATTGCTGATAGCAAGACGGCAGGAGCTGAGTGCGTTATCAGGGCAGGAGGAGGCTTTACAGTCGCTCATCTTCGCTGCACAGGATGCTTACAAAACAGAGGCCCTGACGATAAGGTTACTTCAGGCTCAGGGTAAGGGCACCGAGGCTCTCAACATTACCCGCCGCCGGGAGTTGATAGCACTGTCTGCCGGTGACCAGTCTATATTAAGGCGGATTCACTCACTTGAGGATTTGAAGGCCGCCAACGATGCTGTTAGCGCCGTGGATGAGGCCAGGATAAATCTTCTTGTCAGATTGTTCAGGACCAGCGGGGATGAAGCCAGAGCGACACAGTTAGAACGACAATTGGAGCGTCAGAAGACTGACGAATCATTACAGGGTATCCTAACTGAGATTTACTATCACGAAGACCTTAATCGCCGTAGGGATGAGTTACTCGCTGAACTTGGTTCACGAGTTAAGGAAGAGCGGGAGTTAATCAAGAGTGTTCATGACACACGGATAGATGGACTTAACGAGGAATTAGGAACAGCTCGTGACACCGTGGAGGGTATCCGAGGGGTGTTCGAATCGGTGTCACGAGCTGTTGAGTCATTGAGTGTAAGCGGTATCGATGCGCGTGTCAACTTAAGAAAGCAGGCCGAAGAACAATTGGCAATCGCTGTTCGTGACGTGTCTGCGGGGAGACTGCCGGAAGCGGATGATCTGAAGCGCACGATAGACACACTGACTAACTCCGACCGTGGTCAATTTTCATCGAGATTTGATTTTGAGTTATCTCAGGCTAAGACTAAAGCCGGACTCGATGAAATCGCCAGGTTATCCGGCAATCAGCTATCGGATGCCGAGTTGCAAGTTAAGCTTCTCAATGAAGCCATTGAAGTGGAGAAGTCAAATTTCGAAGAGTCTGTGGCCCGCCTTGATTCCTATTTCGAGACTCAGAAAAGGACTCTGGAGGAGTCCCGTGACCTTGACCTTTCCATACAGAACAAGCAGTTCGATACGGCAATCAAATCTGGGGAGTATCTGAAGGAGATAGATGATAAGAACCTTGAGTTGATCGCGTCTGGAGAGCGGCTTCAGGAAAGGTCCGAGTATCAGAACTCCTTGACTGAGCGGCTGATTGATGAGAACGTACAGTTACGCGATACGGTCAGGGATTTGCTGGAGGCTCTTAACAGAACCGGGGCTAAGAATGCGGCTAATTCAGAGAGTATCCGAAGCCGTATCTCAGACTGGAATTCACGCGGGTTGCCGCCAGAGAGGTCAGCATAATGGGCTCATTGCAGCCATATCACACATATGCCGTTAAGCCAAATGTGATCACAGATGCGCACTTGACTAAGACGAATGTACCAGAGACTGAGGTTGCTGAGTGGGATAGTGGGACCGCCTACAGTACTGATGATGAGGTTCAGGTCACCACCACGGGTGTGCATAAGGTATACGTTGCGGTGCAGGCCAATGGTCCCTCTGGCACATCGCCAGAAGACGACGATGGGACCAACTGGCAATTCAAGGTCGCCACTAATCCATATCGGATGTTCGACCAGCGGGGACGAACGTTTACCACAAATGCCGATGAGATACGGGTTGAGATAGAGCCGGGTGTGTTAACGAACGCGCTTGGTTTCATCGATGTCGAAGCGGTCAGGATAATCACACTGTTATCCGTGCAGGAGGGGGCCTACACGTTCACCGGGTCCGACACCGATCCCCTGCCGGGGACACTCGCATCCGTGAGTGGGGAGTTTGAGATAATCAGCAACCATGCCGTGGCGACGGGAGCAGCCCCCGGCGGCCCTGACTATGTGACTATATCAGAATTTGGTAAAGCTGCCGGGGACATCACGGTGATGTGGAATGGTGGTTCATCGACCAGCGCAGGCGGGATTGTGTTCAGGTATTCTGATACTGGCAACTTCCTCCATGCAGAGATTAACAATGGTGAGTTGAGGTTACGTAAGCGGGAATCATCTGCCTGGTCAACCCTTGGTACCCCGTATACCATAGCTGGGTACTCTAACTCACAGGACTATGAGTTGCGTGTTATTTACAGGGTTTCCGAAATTGAGCTATGGCTTGATGGTGTACTTAGGGATACTATAGAGGGGGAGTCATTTAATGTTTCAGAGACCGGGGTGGGAATTAGGGCAGACAACACCAGTCAGACATTCGATGACCTTTCTATAAGGCGACTGAGTTATGATCACGAGCAGGCCATGACGGACTTCGGTTCCGGGAGTTTTTATGAATATTTCTTTGGCGAAATCCCTTACAAAACGAAATATGCTGAAGTTAGTTTCCCCCCTTACACGAGTGGTAAAATCATTGTTAGAATTATTAATACTGGTGGAGTTGCTAGTATTGGTAATCTCGTGGTTGGTCTGGGGTCTGCTATAGGGGTGTCGTTACGTGGGTCAGGCGTAGGTATCGAAGATTTCTCGTACCGGAAGGAAGACGACTTTGGCTACATCGACATTCAAGAGGGCGACTACGCTGACACAGTGACCCTCGACCTCAGACTATACCGGGAGGATGTCGCTAGCCTGAAGCGATTACTAACACAATACAGAGCGGCCCCGTTAATGATCGTCGGGTCTGATAATTATGAAGAGACTATAATCTACGGTCTCGGCGACAGGGTTAATATATTACTGGCCAATGGGGAGACTGCGGATTGCTCCCTCAACTTTAAGAGTTTGATATGACAATAGACGTAATCACCACTTACGGTGGCTCATTGCCTGACCGGGATGGGGACAGGGAAGCGTTCTCGGTCAACGCTGATACTTTGCTCACATGGATGGTGCCTATGGTTGTGGAAATGAACACATCGATAGGGCAGATGAATACGACCTTCTCCGACTCCACAGACCAGGTGACCTATGCTGAGGAGTGGGCACAGGCGGCTGTAGGGGTGGCGGTTAGCACGGATGCTGGTGGTAATGGCACCACTGACCGGTCAGCACTCCATCATGCCGCCGGTAGCAAGGAGTGGGCACAGGCGGCTGTAGGGGTGGCGGTTAGCACGGATGCTGGTGGTAATGGCACCACTGACCGGTCAGCACTCCATCATGCCGCCGGTAGCAAGGAGTGGGCCGGGAATGCCATTAACACTGCTGTCAGTACGGATGGCGGCGGAGATGGCTCAACCACGTTCAGCGCATTTCACTGGGGTAACGGTGCGAAGGACTGGGCTGTAAGCGAGTCTGAGATACCCACTTATTACGGTGGGGACGGCTCAACCACGTTCAGTGCTAAATACTGGTCGGATACGGCAGAGGGCTATAAGGACAGTGCCGAAACCGCCGCAGCCGCCGCACAGGCCGCCGCCGGGCTACCCAGCCTTAGTGGGAAGAGTGGGTATTGGTTGGGGGTTGATTCTGGGGAGACTACGGTTAGCTGGAAGCCCCCTAGTGACATCAGCAATACATTAACCACAAGGACCGCTCGGGGATCGATATCGGCAGGTTCGTTCGTGGTGCCTTCGATAGGTGCTCCCGGCGAGGTTGAGCAAATGCGCGGATCGTACCTTAATGTAGGAACAGTTACCACAAACCTCGATTTCGGTGGAGGCAATGCCGCTGACAACCTGTGCAGTTGTGTATACAGTGTGGAGGATGGTTACCATTACCTGTTCGTCACCGGGAACATTGATGGTAAGGAGCTGTATTGGTGTAGTCACCCACTATCTGATAATCCGGGTTCCGTAGGGTTGGTCATGGCTGATAGTGGCTTGATTTTAACAGCTAGCGGTACAGTTGGGTACATAGCTAATTGTTACGATTCAGATTCTGACCAGATTATACTGCTGTATTCGGACCTTACCGCCAACACTATAAGCGCTGTGGTGTGCGCCCCATCAGCCGGGTCACTTACGTTCGGCACACCTGTGACCATCCACACGGACGCAGACGCTACGGACGGTTTCTCGTGTTGTTATGACAGCGCTAACTCCCGTGTGTTCATATTTCTGCATGAAGGGGCAGTTGGTTTAGGCTATTGGGGTACTGTTAGCGGAACCTCAATTAGCTTCGGATCGTCGTTCGCTATGAGTTCGTTTTCCACATATCCAACCGGTATTAACAAGCGGGCCGCCGTTTATGATTCTGATGATCAGTCGGTAATCGTGGCTGCGACCACCAGCGGCGGTAACCTTGAGGTCTACGCACTGAGTTACCTGACTGACAGTAGTGCGAGTCATGGCAGCGCGATTGTCATTGAGTCAGGCACTCATGTGAACGAAGCTAATGTGCTCACCTATAGCCCACAGTGGGGCGCTGCGCTTCTGTTATGGTATGACGACAACAACACTAATATACTCATACATCGGATAACCAATGCATCCCTATCCCTATCGCCAGCTAGCCACGGGACGTTGGTGACAACTAACACAATAACATTGATGGACGGGTGTGTAATTACACCCAACGCAGAGGAAGTGACCGTATTCGTCACCTATGACGACACCGCTAGTGACGAGAAGGCGTACATATATCATCGTAATCAGAACCGTGGATCAAGCTACGATGCCATCCAGATTGACGCGTCTGTTAATAACGTTCTGCCCTACGCTGACATGTCATACGACATTACCAACGGTCGTTATTTCCTGACTTACTTGGATATTGCTCGCATATACGCACTCAATTTCAAACCGGATGACCGAAATTATCACGTAGCATCAGCTGTGTTCATCGCCCGGAATTCTGTATCAGATGGGGAGGATGTCACACTTTCGACACACGGGGATATCGTAACCTTGACGGGGGCCTCTGTGTCACTGATTTCACAATTGGCTTATGCTATTTTAGGAGAGGCTGGACGGGCTCATAATCATTTAACAACAAGTGCTACGCATTATGGGCCATACATTGGGAAGCCTGTATCCAGTACTGAATTGCTGTTCGGCGCACCATGGGAAGACTAATATGCAGTTGATCATAAACAGGGCCGATGCCACGGTCCTTTATAAATCACCAATTGAGATTGATAATCGGGGCAATCATGCATGTGTGGGGGACCTCATTATAGGATGGTTTAAGGATGATCTTCACGACATCGTATCTTCTGATGAAGATGACATCACTGTTGGTGATACTAAAATCCGGGACGGAGAGGTTATATTCACCACCCTGCAACGGGCATTGCGGTACGCCCGTAAGTTACTGACCAGAGAGTACAAATCAAGGTTGGGTGGTGCGTCGTTCAATGGTATACCCGTTGATCAGAGTTCGGTCGAGATCGACAGGGCGAGGGCAGTCATTAGCCGGGGCGCACTGAACTTTGTGCTGGTCACGGAGTTCGGCTCGAAGGTCATCAATGATACCGACCTGTCGAACCTTGATGCTTACTGGTACGCCTGTAGTGAGTCAGCCAAGAGCCATTGGCAGGCGCTGGGAGCTATGGACAACGCATCTGACATACGTGATTACGTTTTGGGACCGATGGTCAACGATGACAATTGGCCAGACGCAGCATTGTAATCAACCCCATTTTCATCGAGTTCGGTCATAATCCGCCGTTGCAACTCCTGAGCATCGCTAACGCTCAGTAACTGGGCAGCTAATGTGTCATGACCGAACTCGATGAAGAATTTACGGTGGGCCTCACGTACACTGAGGCCGTAGCTACATTGTAACCCAGCCCACCAGTCGATTAACTCAGACGTAGTTCGGCTCGCTTCACCCTTTGCCCAATAGTTCTTCGCCATTACGTAAGCTGCGCCCCCATCCATACCGTTACGTCTCAGTCCCTGTGTTATGTCACCTGATTGATTCTGCAATTTGGTGATTCGCCCCCTTAGTTGTTTGAGGTAAGCCTGGTCAACTTCAAACAGATCCCCATCGACAAATTTTGGTTCAGACCTGACCGAAGGCTCCTCTATATAGCCACAGTGGGGGCAGTGCGTCATGAACCTTTCATAAGGTCTGGTGCAGGATGAGCAGAACTTCAACGGTTCGTAATCGATCAGCGATTTCTTCCGCTTCTCCCTTCGCTCAAGTGTGTAATTAACGCGGCCATCAGGTAGCCGCTGCATTTTACGAAGATTACCAGCGTGATCAAATATGTAAGCGACCTTCTTATTTGGATGAGTGCGAAGGAATCTGCCCATTTGCTGAGAGAACACGATCCACGAATCTGTCATTCTCCCCATTAGCCCTGTTGTCACCGCAGGCAGGTCGAACCCTTCCCCAACCAGATCAACGTTGGTCACACCGTTGATTTCCTGTCGCCGGAGTTTATCCACGATGGCCGCACGGATAGAATCATCCGTCCCACCCGAAAGAACTTCGAATCTACTGCCCGCCGCGTTGAATTCCGAAGCCATACTGGTCGCCATTTTGACAGAGGGTAGGAACGCCAGAGCTGTGCAATTGGGTGTGTGACGCATGTAGGTGTCCACCAGATTCCCGATGATTGACGATTTCTCGCTAGCGTTAGCAACCTGCCTCAGGATGAGGTCGCCATCTGAACCACGACCGATACTTTCCCGCTTGATTGAGCACTCCGGGGCAAAGTACTTATAGTCGCACAGGAAGCCATTATCTATCATCCACCGGCCAGTTAGCCATGGTATCTGTATTAACACATCTGCCATGCCATCGTTGTGGGAACCGAGGCCCTTACCGTCCGTTCTCTCAGCAGTCGCTGTGGGGAGAACGTATTGCGCGTTGGGCATTAACGATAGGATTTGACCCCATTTATTATCTTTCAGAACGTGGTGACCCTCGTCAGATATAGCGAGGGTCACCTTTTTGAAGAACCCCGTCAATTCATTAGCCCTCGCCCGGAGTGTGTCTATACTCGCCACGACCAACGTCTCGTTAGGCTGATAATACACTTTACCGAACACTCTCCTGTGAGAGTGTGATATGAACTTAGAGACTTTGGTTGAGCATATCAAATTGTGAGCCATGCCATATTTAGCAAGTGTCATGCTTGTCTGATACACAAGTTCCTGCCTGTGTAATATCATCACCCGAACCCCGGTGAATGATTGTAATAGCTTAGTGCAGATTATCGTTTTACCACCACCGGTGAATAAAATCGGCATCACCGCCCTGCAATTCCTCAGCTCCTCCATGCACAGATCGTATAATTCAATTTGATGCGGGTATAGTGACAGATGCATTTCTCCTCCACTTTGATGTTGACACAAGTGACAGTCTAAGTAATACTTACCCAACAATCAACCAACGACGGAGTTAAATTAATGCGGTTAGAGCTGGATTTAAGTAATGTCAGTACTGTGGAGTTATCGTTACTCAGAGTGTTGGTGACGACACTGACTAAATTACAACCACAACAGGGTGAACACCATGATTATGATTGCGATTCTGATGACACTGATTGTAATAAGTCATCTGGCGGGATTGCTGATGGCGCTCAATTGGGTTCGGTACCACCGGAACTGGCGAAAGCGATCCCAGGGGCAATGACACCGACTAAACCACAACAGGGTGAGCGGCATAATTATGATTACGATTGTAATGAGTCATCTGGCGGGATTGCTGATGGCGCTCAATTGGGTTCGGAACTGGCGAAGGCTAAGACGATCCCAGGGGCAATGATCTCATGGGATGGGCGCATTCACTCAGCCTCCCGGAAACTTAACGCAGATGGCACATGGAAACTTAAGAGAGGTTGCGACGGCCATCTCGTGCCCAGGGTGGAGAACGAACTGACAGGAGGTCAACCACAGGCCCAAGTTGAGTTGGATGGGGATGGCGTGGCAACTAAGATAATGACCAAATTGTGGAATCAGGAGGTTGACCACGAAGAAGTGGGAGCATTTGTCAGAAAGTGGGCCAGCGATTCGCTACAGGCAGCGTTTAAATCAGGGGGTCAAGATGCCATCCGGGACGCTGCATCAACGTTCGGGGTTTGAGTATGAAGTTACAGTTCTCAGCAATGGACAGGACTATGGGGTGCCCGGCAAGTCGGATGTCCATCGAGAAGCTTGGGTCAGACGTCAGGCACGAGATGTCTGACCAGCAGTGGGAGGGTATAGTCTTCCACGAACTCGTGCTGAAAGCTTGGGAAGGTGGTGTCGAACCGGAAGTGTACCTGGGTCAATCGTTATGCATTGACGATATACCAGTCACGGCTGAGATGGTGGCCTGCGCTAACGATGTTGTGAGTTACCTGAGGGCGAAGGTTAGCGAAGGTTACACTGTGGCGCTGGAGGTCGAAGCCATCATTCCGGGAGCCATCCAATCAGTGGGGAGGATCGACGCTAAACTCACACGCTCGGATCATGTGATTGTGGGGGAGTTCAAGTATGGACGAAAGTTGGTGAGTATGGACACATGGCAGCTAAAAATGGCCTTGATAAACGCAAGGATCACCCATCGGTGCGCATCATACGGTACGCTCATTTACCAACCCAGGTCGAGCTGCACCGTATGGAGGGAGGCGACGGTAACGGACGATGAAGTGCAGGTGTATGGGAGAGAGTTGCACCTTTTAATAACTCAGTTAGTGAGTGGTGAGCTGCCTTACGTGACCGGGGACCACTGTTACAAATGCCCGTTCATGACGCGCTGCCCTGCTTACGACACGGTGGTAATGAATGCCGTAGAGTTCGCCACATTTGATGGCCCCATCGATGTGGATCTGTCGCAACGGTATCAACTAACTGTTGGGTACCTGAAGAGGCTTGAGGCATACAGGGACGCACTGGCCGCGCATGTTGAAGCTATCCTGAATGAAGGCGGCAGGTTACCGGGATTGGGTATAGCTCCCGGACGAAGTTCGCTGAAGTGGGTAGATGAGGCTAAAGCGAAAGTCGCCCTGAAGTGCATATACGGGGTGGACATAACGGATAATCGGGTGATGTCCCCGGCGGCGGTCGAAACTACATTCGGCATCAAGGTTCGCAAGGACCAGATGCTTGTGCATAAGGTGCCGGGTAAACCGGTAATAAAGATAATTGATGAAAGTAAATTAATAGAAGAGGCATTCGGAGATGACTAATGAACACAGGCTCAAATTAGTGACGCCCGTTGGACGACAGGTGCAGGGCTCGCCATATGAAATGAGGACCGAAGGGTTCGGTGGGAAGCTACTTAAGAATAAGGATGGTAAACTCTACACCACATGGGTGGTGTGTGTGGCGTTTAGTAAAATGGACCCTACGTTGCCGACCATGTTTGATGCAATGATGAGGGTGGCCCGTGAAGGTTACCCTCAGTCTCCGGGTATAGGACTTACCCCAGATGGTCAGATCGAGACCGGGGGTAACTTTTCGTGGAAGCTTAGAGACGGGGATCACCCAGCGAATGCCCTCAAACCAGGGTTCGCTGGTCACTGGGTGCTATCCGCATCTACGAATTTTGGTCAACCCATCGTGATTGACCAAAATAACAGACCGATAGTTGACGGCAAACGACCAGCGCGGGGAGACTTTGTGCAACTTCACATCTCGCTCAAACGTGGTGACACGACCAAGCCGGGGATATACGTCGGGCTGGAAATGGTTAAATTCATTGGGTACGGTGAACCCATCATCTCTGGGCCAGATCCTGAACAGTTGTTCGCAGAAACACCACAGTACGTGCCACCTGGTGTGAGTCAGACGCCGGTAGCTCCACCACAACAGCAACCACAGTACCCACAACAGGGGGGACAGTACCCACAACAGGGGGGACAGTACCCACAACAGGGGGGACAGTACCCACAACAGGGGGGACAGTACCCACAACAGGGGGGACAGTACCCACAACAG